CTTGTCATCGATCCCCTCAGGAGGAGCGGCCACATCGACCTCTCCTTGCCGGGTTTCCAAGCCCGGCCAAGCCCGTCCTTTTAGAACGGACTTGCCATCCCAAGCTTAATGCTGACGGCTCGGGGACGTCCACTCCGTGTGAGATGTTCCTCGTCGACATTTGGCATGCCGATTGACTCGAGGAGACACTTCATAAGAGCCTCCTTGTCATCGATCCTATTATCAGGGATCTTTGACTTCACTATCCAACCCCTCGTTCGGGGGGAGTGGAGAGTACCATGCATCTTGTCTACTTGATAGTAGCCAAGTGGATGGTGTCGGCCCAAGATGGGACTAGTCTCAGACACATAGGGGAAGTATCTTAGAATTTCCTCTAAGATTGTGTCTAGAAACGCGGCCGTCTTCACCAAACCGGCTTTAGCCAGCTGGTTCCGAGTGGACACGGTTGAGACAATCTCATCCACGTCGTGCAGTGACGAAGGGAGCCCTTTGCGGAACCTGACGATGGATACGTCATAACCGCTCCAGTACTCCTTTCCACAAGACTCTCTGAACTGTCCAGTCCAGAAAGACTTCCTGCGATTCACCTTGAAACCGAACGTTTCAAGATGCTCGATCACTGTTTCGGCATGTTCTGTGGGGACGATTATATCATCCCCATAGACGCACACACTGCCATGAAGACCTCGAATCGAGGCTTCACTAAGGGGGGACGATTCCGCATTCAAAATTGCCAACGAAGCAATAGTAGTAAATACCATTGCTTCAATTGGAAAAGTAAGGGCGGATCCCATCGACGCAAACTTCAGAAGAGGGATTTCCTCTCCCGAAGGTAACTTGGCATGGGTAGATCTACACGCCTGAATTCCCTCTAAGAAAAGAGGAAAGTTCTCGTATAGTTCTTCCACAAGCCAGTTCGCGACACGGTCAGAAGCTTCACTCAGATCGAGCGTTGCAACCGACTCGTCATCTGATCCGCAGTGAGCCATAGCCTGGTTAAGGCGCTGGTCACTAAATCGGGTCAGTTCATGAGCAAGATTATCCTGCTCAATCAGCGCACGCAAGGGAACGGAAATAGCCTGCTGTATGTATTGCATACAAACAGGCTCAACCGCTATCAAGCGTGGTGTCGTGTGCGTTTTCGGAACGTCAACCAGTCTTACCGGTTGTTCGTCCGTATGGGATAGAAACTTGACCTGGTCAAGGCTCTGCCAGTAACGGTGGTTAGGAAGGGCATATTCCAAATATGGAAAAAGCTCCTCTAACCTATCCGTCCAGGTATGGGCCCGCCATTTTTGATTTCCGTAAAGGAAATCAGCAGTGGCACCAGGTCCGTGCTTCGGAACAAGTTCAAGGTTATCGATCCTTCGATCGATCTCCCGAAGAACTCGGCCGAAAATCAGCCCGGACACCCTTCTAGCATCCGCGAGAAGACCACCTTCGAAAAGAAGGTCTGCTCGCGAGTCTATAAAGGGCGATCAAGTTCCTTATCAGTCTCAATGAACAAGTCAATCGCTGCGTCGACTTTGGATGGGGAGCAACGCTCCTTCTCCTTGCCGAACATAAGGCAAAGCTGTCGCATTGCCGCGATTGCATCAGCCGCGCGAAGCACATCACCATCCCGTCGAAGGACAGGTACGTGAGTGATCGCATCGACCATGCCGTTGGCACCATCATCGGTGTCAAGGGCCTCGTTCACCCAAGCGGCTGACGTGAACACAAGATCCATGAAGTTACCCAGAAATTTTGGGGCTCCACCGGAGTGCGTGACGTCGACTTCTTCGAAGCGGTCTTTGCCGTATGTAACGGTAAAGTGCTTACGAGAGAAGCCGCGAAACGCCTCCCAAGGGATCCTGCCGGCTGCCAAAGACATTTCAAGGTCCTTGGCAAACGACGGGAGGGCGACCTTCAGAAACGAGTCGCCTTCTTGTGCTACACGTGACGTGAGCGTTTCCGCGTCACGCCGGGTGTCAACCGAGCACTGTGCACCCAGTTCTTCGAGTGCACAAAGCCAGATTTCACTTCGGCTTTTCATTCCGTCCCCTTTCAATGGGGTTAGGAAGTCCTAGTCATGCACCTGTGACCGCTGTCACGACTCTCCCCCGATAGCCTTGGTAAGGTTACCGGGAGTGTCAAGCCAATCGACCAGACCTTGAGTGATCTGTTCGATCTCAGTAGTGGTAAACCCCGTAGGGGGCGTATCCACGATGAGAAAGGCTGACATAGAAAACTCGCGGTTGACCCCAGAAACAAAGGGATCAGCCGCGACCTTCTTGTTGTCGAGACGGAAGGTGATCCTGTTACGCTTCCCATTGGAATGGAGAAGCTTCAGGGTGTAACCGAGAGCGGCAGAAGAAAAGATGCCGGTCCCGTCACCCGAAGACGTGCGAGGAAGACTCTTCGCAACGCCGTTAACAGTGACCACCTGCGGTTCAGTGTACATGACATGTGACTTTCTGACTGATAGCTAGTAATAATTTACTAGCTGTTGGACACGGACAGTTGAGTCCGCATGGGCGAGGTACCGAAATTCGGATTCCTCACAGCACAAAGACTATGCCAAGTGCCGCCAGAATCGACTTCTGACGAGTGGTTAGTCCACCCATGTTAAAGCCGAAACCGAAAGGAGTCGCGCGTCGACGTTGCTTAACTTCGATATCGTAGTTAGCAACTAGACTTACTTGGGTCGTAGGGTTGGGCCCGCGTGTTGTATTCACGAGCCCACTCCACTCATGCTCCACCTTGTGTGTGGTGTAAGACATGACGTACCCGTAAGGCATTACCAAGCCGTCTTGCCAGAATGCTGCCATATTGCGCAGCACGCTGCCAGTGTCGGCAAAGTAGTCGACGACGAAACTGAAGGGGATTGCTTCCCAACCTGTGTCGAGGTATGGTTCAATACCATATACTCTTTCCAGGTCGGCAAGGGTACGGCGCCAGCCTTCCTCAGGAATGCTGTACGTAAAAGTACCGCTAAACCACTGCCTTGTAGTAGTGGTTACGGTCACCGTATCATATCCCGGATTCGCGTAATAGTTTACACTAGGCACCGTGTACCCATCAGCTCCAAGATACTTCCCGGAGCTGGGGGTCCAACGGTGCTGAGCAGTGTAAACATCATCGAGAATCTGATATCGCCTACGAATCGGCCGTCCGGCATCTCGCTCATACTGAGCGATAAGCTCGTCCTGATGCTCCATTGCATATTTCAACGAATGGAGATCAGCAATCGTCGGTTGGATAGCTAAACTGTAGTTTAGATACTCACCCGCCAGATTGTCGGCTGTCCCGGGGATAGAAAAGAATGATCTATCCGCGAGAAACTCTGCAATTGTTGTTGCAAGGTCAATCGCAGGTGTGTTAGGTTTGCAACGGTCGATTGCCGTAGTACCCAGCACGTCAAGTTGTGATTGGGTTAACCAACCACGCATGGCATGCGTACCCTGATAATAGCTTACAACTTCAGCTAACGAACTGTTGTTCGGGCGCCAAACTTGATAAGCTTGATTCAGGAGGGTATCGGCTCTCTCTTGCGCATCCCTAGCGACTGTATTAGTGGTAGCAGTTCTAGAGAAGGGCGTCCAGAAAGCCGTTAGGCTCTCTAGAGACGTACCTCTCCAAAGTGTTTTCCACCCACAGTCGCCACCATAGGTCTTCTTGATCTTAACATGATCAAGTTCCCCACCGATATCCTTCAAGCCCCCCAGCCATTTTCTTCTAAATGGATGGGGGTTGTCCACCATGATTTCTAGCACAGTGGGATACTCCACAGATGTACTAATATCTGTGGCTCCCAATGTCGTAGTGTGGT